TATTCTAGTTTATCTGGTAAATTATCTAAAGGAACACCATCACAATATTTTGTACAAAGATTTATTGATAAAACTACAGTCACTGTTTATCCATGCCCTGATTCAACTGCAGCTACAAAAGATATGCACATATTTTTTGTAAAAAGAATACAAGATGCAGACTCAACTTATACGGATGCAACAGATGTGCCATACAGATTTGTGCCTTGCATGGTTTCAGGATTAGCTTTTTATTTAGCTCAAAAGTTTAATCCACAAGCAGCACAAGCAATGAAATTATATTACGAAGATGAATTAGCAAGAGCGTTAGCTGAAGATGGTTCTTCATCTAGCACATTTATAACACCTAAAACTTATTACCCAGGAACTTAATGGCACAAGCAAGAGGAAAATACGCAAAAGCAATATCTGACAGATCAGGAATGGAGTTTCCGTATAATGAAATGGTTAAAGAATGGAATGGTCACTTAGTTCACAAATCAGAGTTTGAGGCAAAACATCCACAATTAGAGTTAAGATCTAGATCAGGAGATTCACAAGGTTTATTTAATGCAAGACCTGCAAGAACAGAAAATGAAGTTGCTGCCATGTTAGGTAACAACCCTTTTTCTATTACTGCAAGTTCTCAAACAATTACCGTAACAGAGATAAATCATGGAAGAAGTTCAAGTGATACTGTAAGATTTAGAAATGTTCGAGGGAGTCCTGGTGGAGTGCCTGCATCTACATTTGAAAATTCTTCAGGATTTAGTATAACAGTTACGACAACAGATAAATACACTTTTAGTTTAGGAGCAACTCCAAGTGTAACAGAAAAAGGAGGAGGACCAACTGTGTCTGCAGG